TTAAAAAAATTTGTACTATTATTATCGTTTTCGCACCTATAAGGCACAATTCCACTCTCCGCCCATAAGTTACCAAGCAACGCAGCTAAGCCTATTTCGTTGTTGATTAAATTATATAAGCCGTTCCAAACTGCTCTAGTGTAACCATAATCACGATAATCAGATCGTCTACCCATCACATCAACCTCACACTAAGTATATCAAGCACAATATCTTTACATTTCAGATCTTTAAATCTTAACAATCCCAAGTCATAAGACCGTTTAAGATAGTCATAGATAAAACTCTGACTACTCAACATCAAAGTGTCTGCATTATGACTGCTCGCGTCAAACGTAAAGCGATATTTACAACTCTGGTCTACAGTTCTGTCAATATACACAATACCTTTTTCTGGGTACTCTCTTACTGCATAGTTATCTTTACCGCAAACAAGCGTAAATATATAACGGCTGTTTCCGCTAACAGTTTCTACAAAAGCGCTTGCATCACATAAATACACGCCATCTGCGCTACTCTTCTGATACTGACTATTTTTAAACACTTTTGCAAATTTGCTTTCATTCATTGCGTTTTGCGCATCTTTGTTAATAACAAATTGTGCAACCCATCCATGACCGCGCAAAAAATTAGTGTTATCCCTTAACCTTTTGTGTATTCCAAAATATATAAAATACGGATTTAAAAGTGTTACATAATTTGCCATTAAATAAGTTGGTACTTCTCGTACCTGTTTCCCTTTACCTCTACAGATCGTTCTCAACGTACTTTCAAACTTTGTTATCTCATTTTTTAAATATCCATTATTTTCAAGCACAAATTCATCAAAAACAATCAAACTAACGTCTTTAAACATTGGGCTGTACTTTTTGAGTTTATCGGTATTGTTAAAATATACCGCATATCCAAGTAACACAACGTTATCATCTTTATCATGTAGCATCATTGCACTTATCAAGCCTTTTACGATGCTTTTATTAGTCACAACTTTTCCATACTCGGGGTAAATGTCCAGTACATCTTCATACATTTTTCCACTGCTCGATATTTCATCCTGTGTTCTGTATAAAAAAACAACTTGCTTATCATTCTGCACATTTTTTAAAGATTCAATCAAAAGCGCTGTAGTCTTTCCGGCACTACGATTTCCGATAATCATTCTCAAAATCGGTTCATCGTTATCTAAGTCTTTGACATTTTTTATACTATCAAGATTATAAAAAGCCATTACGCTTCCTCCTTAAACTGGACTAGCGGGAATCGAACCCGCATTGACGGAAATCAAAATCCGTTGTCCTACCGTTAGACGATAGTCCCTAGAAATGTTTCACGTGAAACACTTCTTATTTTTTCGGTGCTTTCTCCAAGATTTCTCTAATCTTTTCCGGCACTAAGCTTTTATTTATCCGGCTGACATTTTCCAAAATACTGCCGATTTCCATTAAAATAATATAAACGCAAATACTCTCGAGCACCGGAACACTAAATCCCATATCAAGATACGTCTGTCCGTAGTCAATCAAAAAAGCAACAGCCACAATGACGATCTCGCCGAACTTGTTAAAAAGTCCATCACGCATGATACTGCTATTAAAAGTATTGTTTTTAATAGCCATAACAATTCCGGTAATAAAATCAAGCACAATAAAAAGCATTACAATTACAATACTCATTTTCTCCTCTTTTCTGCGGCGGTAGCAATTAACAGAATTACCGCCGCGTTTATAGTTTTAGAGTTTCGCGGTATCGGCTCGCACCAACCACGGCGCGGGGCACGGTTTTTCCCGTCGGTTTACGCCCACAAAAACCAATCCGGTACTACTCCACACACTCCAATTACTCGGACATAGGACATTTCGTAAGAAATATAGGAGGAATTTAGTAATTGAAGTGTGTGCAATAGTACCATATAAAATTATGTTTTATGCCATGTACGGCAAGCCATGCCGCTTCATGCCGGTTTTGCCGTACATGCCATAAATGCCATTCTTACGCCGTACAATGCCGTGAATGGCATTACACGCCGATCTTACCGATTAAACGGGTTGTACGGTTCTGCGGGAACAAGCTTGGAAATGTCAATTCCCTTGAGGTATGCGCTCTGGTACTTCTTTCCCTTGTACTTGCCCTCAACAACCTTAAACGCAATTTCTACTTCGGAATCAGCACCGATCTCTTCCGCCTTAATTGCTGTCTCGTCGTCCGGTTTCTGCTCGACACCATCAAGATAGATCGGGAAGTCGAACTGGGTATGTGCCTTTACAAGCTTTGTGCCGTCATCGGACGTCTTAATTGGGCAGTCAATCTCGGTGTTCAGACCCGCTTTTTCGATCAGCTCCGCCGCGGCTTCATCTGTGATCTCTACCATGATGGAAAACTTGCCATCGTTTGAAAATGTGGAATAAACCTTACCTGTTGCGTATAACATAATTTTTTCTCCTTTTCTTTTTGAATTTAATTATTGGTGTGTAATGTTGCAAGCATGTTTCACGTGAAACATTTTAAAGTGTTGCTTGCTGTGATCTTTACTTCTTTGACGCTTTGTACGCATCGTACTCTTCTGCTGTCATTGAGTTCTCAATGAACGTGGACAACGGCATAAATCTGGTTTCCTCTTTCCGGTCAACCTCAATCAGATTACCCTTTGCAATACCGAAAGACCCTAAAATCTCGTCTCTCTCCGCCGCTGTGGTAATCTCATGATCCCATTCTACAACATCTCCCATTTTAATACCATCTTCTGCCGATACCGTCATAATCTGGTATAATACTTTTGTTAGGATAGTTCTGGAAATTACCTTTTCCATTTTTGTTTTCCTCTCTTTCTTTGTATAATGTAGCGAAACTGAATGGCTTGCAAGCGTTACTAGCTTGCCATCGTCAGACTGTAAGTTGCTATCTTTCCAGTGACGGGAGAGCGGTTCTCCCGTTTCGGCTTTATCTGAAAAATTCGGTTTTTTTGGTATTATTCTCAAAATATAATTTAATATATCCAACCGATTCCGGTTCTACCAAACGCCCGAGATCTTTATTAGAAATTCTTGTGACGTGAAAGACAAAAGTATTGTCTGTATCACGGTATATTTCTTTAAAAAAATAAGTGTGAGTTGTGTTTTTATAGTAGTTACTACATCTCTCTACCGCTCGCATTAAATTATACCGTGTATCTTCTGTTATTCTTACCATTTTTGTTTCCTCACTTTCTTGTGCTTTGTTGTTTATTTTTCTTACATGATTATAATATCATGTTTGGTCTATTTTGTCAAGCTAAAGTTATATAATTTCTAGAAAAATGTTTTACTTCTGCTTTTGCGTATTTTACTACTAATGTTATAAGTTCTTCGTCTAATTCAATACATTTTCCATGTGCATCTAATAAACAGAATTTTTCATCCCCTATCCATGTGTCATTGGCGTTGTAAAGTTCTGATACTGTCATGTTGTTTCCTCACTTTCTTAAAATCCCATGAAGATTGCTAATCTCGATTTATTCAATGCAACACTATCATCTATTAACTGATTAACAACATTCAATACATTTTCCATTTTAGCGTCAGGAAATGCGCCGCCAATATAGAAAAATATTGACCCACCAAAAGGGCTTAAATTATTTTCTTTCATGTGTCTTTTTGTAAAATTGTAAATTTCTTTTTCTTTCTTTGTCATTGTGTTTCCTCACTTTCTGTTTTGTTGCGTTGTTTATATGTTCCTTACATTATCTATTATACGCTTATTGCCGGAAATGTCAAGAAGTTTTTTCTAAATTTTTAAATTTTCTTTTAAACAATTTAGAATTGTTTCTTTTATCTCAAGGTTAGCATCTATAACTTCTGGGGTTGATAATCCAAGTCCTACTAATAAATTATATAACCATAGTCCGTTATAAATCATGTGCAAACTAATTTTATCATCAACCACCATTTTCAACACTGCATACACAGCTTCTTCTTTGCTTATTTTCATACTATTGTACCTCCATGATTATTTCCACTCAACAGGAATTTTAATAATTTTTCATCCGCCGTATGCTTTTGTTGTGTCCAGATATTTAATAGGCAATCGCGCCACATTTCCAAAATCTTCTAATACATATCTGTAGTTTTTGGTGTCAACTGTGCCATTCTTTTTTACCTTTTCATAAAACGATCTTCTCATGTTTATTTCCTCACTTTCTTGTACTTTGTTTCCTTACATTATGTATTATATACCTATGATAATTATATGTCACGCATTTATTCGCAATTATCTATAAAATTTTTTCCTATGATTTCTGAATACTCGTCTGTAATGCCTAAAGTGTAAGATGTATCTACTATAGCTATATTTGACGCTGTTGTAAATGTTGATTCTTTACCTATATAATCTGTTATTGTTATCGAATGTATGTTCGATTCATTAAAATAAGACACGGTGCGTCCAGAATCAGTAAAAACCTTTCCAATTTTAAAATCAGCTATGCCGTTTCCGCGCTCTAACTCTGCCGCACCTTTTTGCTTTGATAAGCCGGACACGGTAACATGTAACTTGTTATCTTTGCTATCTATGTATGCGTACTTTTTTGCACCTAGCGTCTTAAATTTTTTATAATTACCGTCGTCATCCCATATCCCTAAATAAAAACGCGTTGTAGTACCATCATCGTTTTGACGGTCTGCATAATTGCGATAACGTTGTTTTTTTGCTAATAAGTAATCATTGCGGTCTTTAAAGATTTGTAAATGCTGTTTGCCTATAAATTTTACACTGTCAGTATCTGCATATACAAAATCCCACCCAACAGCATCTATCATCTTTTGCAACTCCCACCGTGCATTAGCAGTAATATATACCCCCCATTGATAAAGCAAAAATGAATTTTTTGATGTAGAATACTGTGCTATTGATTCTATTAAATCCGGCGTAACTTTAGACCATTCGCCATTATCGTAAACTATTTCATCATGACATATGTCTGTAACCATTGTACCAAAAACAGAATTTAAGCTGTTTTTACTTTTCATATACTCATATTCTTTTCCTTTTATGTCCTTAAGCTGTGTTTTTTTGTCGTAAAACTCTAACATAGTGCTTACTATTGGCGTGGGCAAATAATCTTTTTTCGCCATGTAACCGCATATCCACTCTATACCATCAAAATGATATTGATTGCATATAATGATAAAGTCTAGTTCCGTGCAAGCATAGGTTACCCATTCAGCAGATAACACGCGCCCGTTGTCGTTTATATACTCTTTACTAAATGATACACAATGTGCAAAGTCTATATATGGCACTGTAACATCGTCATGTACTGTTATAGACTTGAGTGTTACTTGCATAATGATAGCGTTTTGTTTTTTGTTACAATCAGATAATAGTTGTGTAAAGTTTTTTGGTATATACTCTATAAACGGTGTCATAGGGTACAAATCTGAACATATACATGCTGGATAACTTGACACTCTATCCATACTGTAAACGTTGTCTATGATTGCGTCTGCATAATATCTGCTAGCATGAGTATTTCCTCCGCGAAAAGCTTTTCGCAATAGTGTATATACTGCAGGCGTAGGCATTAGACTTTCGAATAATTCTATATAATTTCCGTCCGCTCTGCAAGCTTTGCGCATTTCACGACGAACATATCCGGTCGATGTTAGCGGTATTGTTGCTAATGTGTCATTATAATCATTCATTTTTGACAGTATACATTCTTCAAGTCCTTTTACATCGTTATAATCATATGCTAACTCTGTTCCTGTTTGTGGTGTGTCTGGTGTCCGTACTTTTTTATAATCATATGTGTCTACTAATTTTCGATGAATACAAAATTTTGAATTTTCGCAAAACTTTGCTAAACTCATATTCGATAAAAAATATGAACATCTAAACTCAAAATGAGGGAATGTTTCACGTGAAACATCTAGCCTATTTACTGTTTTTAGATAATCAGATTTTAAACAAGCATTGAATTTTATTACCTTATGGGATTCTCGTGCAAAAAGTGATACGATATATAAAAAATCCTTTACAAACATAAATTCATAAGCTAAATTATGGACATAAATGACTAATTGTTTTGATGCTGATAATTCCAAGTATTCTCCTAGTTTACTTAGAAACTTAGTAAATTCTTCCCACCGTGTGCCAAAACAAACATTTCCTTTGTAACAAAACTGCCAATGGTACATAAATGCATAAGGTTTTTCGCTGTTTATTGTTGTAGTTTCTATATCAAATGTTGCAGGGCTATCTATATAAGCAATAGCCCTTTTTCCTTTTTTTCTGACTGTAGTATAATTCCAATTTATTGCGTTATATGGATAATCGTATACTGTGTAAACTGTTTCATTTTTTGTATATTCTTTCCCATTTTCCGTATAAAATGTTTGTATTACCATAGGCTCCTACCTTTTATATATGTATGCATTGCAGAGCTATATTCTTGCAATTCTAACTTTATTTCGTTTGCTGACTTTCCCTCTTTATATAGTAAATCATATATTTCTATTATATCTTCTGACGGATTGCGCATTTTTAAGCTTTTGTACTCTTGAGAGTGTAAAAAAGCGTAAAAATCTTGATCGTTTAACAATTCTTCTGATACTCCTAAGTTTCTAAGCGCTTGTGTTCGCTCTTGCCTTATCTCTCTTATCCCTGTCAATGTGTGACTTCTTGCCGTTACAAATCGTACAAGCTTCAAGTAAGCGCGCTGATTGTACTTATCTGGGTTCCATTCATCCCTTTTACCTAAGAGATTCAGTACACTTTCTTTCTTATATCCAGCTTTTATGATGCGATCTCTTTGTTTGTTAGCAAGCGGCGCTAACTTTTTGTACATGTTGCGCCGCTCTTTTCCGCGCAAGGATAAAAGATAATCTTTATTATACATGCCTTATCCTTTCCGCGCATATAGTAAATGCTATACGTGTATTAGCTCTCTCTATAATGTCGTTTACATTCTCTTTTTTGTTTACCTCTACTGTTACAAATTGTACTGTAACTTCTGTGTCGACAGCAAATACTATAGCGCTCGAACCATCACTATACATTGCTACGGTGTCCACAAGGACACCGTACCATTTTTCACATACTTTTTTAGCTATTGCAATAATTTTCTTTTTGTTCATTTTTTCTCCTTATGATTCTGTAATCAGCACATTATAACCGCTTTCCTCAAGTGCGGCTTTCAAATTTGCGGCATTTTGCGCATTGTGAAAAGCACCTTTCTGATCTAATACGCAGACACGGTAGATCTTGCCGGCACCTATAACTTCTGAAACGTCCTCTTCATCTTTCTGCAATGTTTTTTCCGATTCATCCGTGCCAATGCACCTTGTACCAGTGATCCCGTAAACAATAGCCGCCGCCATTTCCTCAACGTTGTATAACGATACATCTTTTTCAGAGCCTACAAAGCAACATTCGATAATGACGGCAGGGGCTTTTGTCTTACGCAAAAAGTACAACTTTTCTGACTTTTTAACTCCGCGATTCTTAAAACCAAGCGAACAAATTGCATTTAAAATGTCGGTAGCTTTATCCACGGCTTTTGATTTATCGTTATACACCCATACTTCCGCCCCATTAGCCGCCGCAGAACTTGACGCGTTAAAGTGTATTGACAAATCAAGATCAACCGTGTGCGCATTTGACTTCTTTACAATCTTAGTCAGCACATCAGACTGTGTAAGACCGTTTTCAACTGTACAGTCATATACGGTGTGGCCTATGCGCCGTAGTTCATCGACCACAAGATCTTTTACACGTCTGTTTTCCAAAGATTCTGAAATCAGACCTACAGCGCCGCAAGCTACTTTTCCGTGCGGGTTGTGCCCAGCATGCACATTAATTACCATTTTAATTCCCTCTCTTTCTGATAGACTATTTCTATCTATAATCCATTTTAAACCTATTATATAAAATTGTCAACCAAAACTTTTGTTCATGTATGAGTTATCCACATCGAACAAGTGTTCGTGCTAGGCGGACTAATGGTGTCCGTCTACCGCGGACACTGTTTTTTCGTGTTGTGCGAACAA